TCTGGGTGATGGAAGCTCAAATAGTAATAATTTATGACGGATCAGAGCTGATCTGGCAGCTTACCTGGTAATAATTTATGACCATTTAGTTCTTGCCGGGTGCAGCTGTTTATGCTATATAATATCCTATAAAGGGTTGAAGGAATTCACGTCCTTGTCTTAAATGTGGAATGTTAAAACTCACAGCCCTTTATAATGGTTAATGCAGGCGTTATATCCTAGTTAAAGCTTGCGTTAGTCAGCCCCTGAAAGATTACTAGAGGCATCGAGTTGGGGCACACAAAGGAGAAAGAAAGGATTTGTTATGACTATAACAAAGAAACATCTAAAAGAACTGGCAGACATCGTCTACGATCTTTCCAAAAAAGGAGAGCATGACGGAGCCTTAGCAGTTGAGGGGTTCGCTCGAAGACACGCCCCCAACTTCTCGCAGTCACATTGGGACAGTTATATGTATACAAAAGACGAAAAGATCTTAAAAAAAGTCGGATGGCTTAAGTAATAATTTATTACGGATCGGGGCCCAGCTGCCCCGGTCTGAGCTCCGTAAAAAATTTCTCTAAAAATTAAGGAACATGCACAAGCACACGCCTAATCGCAGGCTCAAGCACATGCGTCCAGGGCTGACGGATCACGAACAAGGGTTCAACCTCTTTGTAGTTAGTCACAAGCTCACGCACAAGCGCCCCCGGCCAAAAGAAAATAGCCCTCTCTTCGATGCCCTTGGCCATAATAAAATTGTCTTGGCAAAGAGAATAACGCTTAATATTCCATGAAATTTGAAAGGGCGATAAGTCTAGTTTGTTTCCTTTTGTTAGCTTGAGTTCGCACCAAAAAGAAATGTTTCGTTTTAATTTATCATCAACAAAAACACCAAGTAAATCAGGGATACCGGGTGTGCCATATGTTTCCATACGAGTCCAAGATATGTTGGGAGTTATTGATCTAACATTCTTCCAAAAAGTCGATTCCTTTCCTCGCTTTATTTTGGAACCTTCTTTCTTTTTTTTGTCTTTTGATAATAGTTTTTCTCGTTTCAATAATACGAACTTCTTCTCCTTCGACAACGACAAGTCGGACACCGATTTCTTTTTGTTTGGGTTTGAGTTTATTGCCTGTTCCTCCAATGGATTTACCATTAACTATTGTGCTTGGTCCTTTAGATGTTTTGACATCAAATAAATGTGCCCTACCATTGTTGGGATTGATAACAACAATATCAATTGGTCCTTGCTCACAAACATTATTGAAAACGTAATAACCTTCTTCAAGAAATTTGTTGATCGCTTTGTTCAAGCTTATCGTTGCTTTGTACTGTCTCGGATTCACTTTCCTCCAATTCAGTAGGGGGGCTGTCGATGATAGCCGTTTTGCGTAATTGTTGCAACATGTTATCCACTTCGTCCAAAGTTAAACTATCAATTCCTTTTCCTGATGTTTTTTCTTTCTTCTCATAATAGCCAGCTGCTTTCCCTCTACTAATCTCTGCTGCCAAAGCAGTCTTTAAATCTGGCTTCATTTCAAAGTCATTGACATCATTACTTGAAGGATTTTCTGCACGCAAACCAATCTCGTGGAGCCTACGCATATGTGTAGCAGGAGATATCTTGTATTTGTTCCAAAGGTCTTCTTGCAGTGCTCTGATATAAGCATGAACCTTTGGAAATTCTTTTGGACTTTGCAGCTTTGATGCGGTTATTCTTGCAGAGTTTTCTGCATATCCTGCCAGTATTGCACATTCTGTTGCAGTCTTTCTATTCTCTTGAGCAACTAAATGCTCGGCAAAAGATATTTGCTTTGGAGTCAGTTCATCTCTCATTTCTGCAAGTTCTTTTGTTAAAATTATGGGGTCACCTGGACTTCTAAATTTCATATTATCCTCTATAAAGAAGAAATTTTATCAAATCAAATAAAAAAAATATACAAAATAGATCAGCGAGCCCCCTCAGAAGAGTATGTTGTTCTTCAGAAGAATGAGTTGAAGAATGAATTATTTGCTTACTATTATTGATATACTTGATTAATAGCTTGTCGAAGAATGAAAGAGTGAGATTTGAAATATTTTAAAATATTTTTTTTATTTTGTAGAAATTCTTCTTCTAAGGGGTATTCTATTCTTTGTCCGTGGTTCGTGAGCATTGATTCGGCCTCCTTTCGACGAATCTGTTCTTTCCTCCTTTCTTTTAACATCGCTCCCCTACCACGGGCATTGACATTTATATAAAAATACCTATATTAAAACCCATAGAAAGGCAGAATGTTATGCAATTAAATGAACTATCAATTGAGAAATTGAAACAACTAAAAGAAAACCTAATAAAAGAGATAGATAGAAGAACTATCAAAGTTCCTGAAAAGGAAGATGATAATTTAACTTACTCTCTCAAAAGAATGGACATTAAAAACTCATACTTTAGTAGAGCAACCGGGGACGATAAGTAAATACTTATGGATATAACAGTCAGGATTACGAAACGAGCAGATAATTCTTCAAAATCTCATACATTTATAGGGGACAAAAAAGATATACTGCCCGACATTCGTGCTCTTATTCAAAAGAACAAAAACGAGGCCATAGTAGTCATATCCGAAGATGGTAATAAAGATCTTACCTTCAAAGAACTCTTCGAAGAAGATAAATGGTGGGATAGAATACCTCACGGGCCTAGTATGGGAGACTAGAATGGAAGAAAAGATAATAGAATTTAAGAAAAAAAAGAAACGTCCTGTCATAAAAGAAGATTCTTTTGTAGCAAGACTACCCTACCCTTTAACAATTCACGCATTGGTGGATGTAGTAGAGAGAATGGGAGTGGAGCATGAAGGAACAGTATTGCCGGGTCTTAAATTTATAGAAAGAACAGTAGTAAAAAAAGAAATGGAGAAAGACGATGATTAATTATGATGGTATTCGTGATTATTGCGAAAATGAACTAAGAGAAGTTCAAACAGATAACTTATACTTTGGTAAGGACAGAGGTTCAATTTACTGGGTGCCGGGTGCTGAAGCTTGGTGTTATTTGTGTGGAGAGAAAACAGAGTGGGGACAAGCTGACGAGCTGCTTGCATATATGGACGACGACATATTAGAAAACTATTACTGGATACATAAAGAGGGAATTGACGAATATATAAAGGAGCAAGAATAATGGAAAAGATAATAATACTTTTTAATCTTTGCCTACCAAACGACGGAGCCATAGAATGTATCTTTATTGAAGAAGAGATAAAGAACCAACAGATGTGCGAACAAAAAGTAGAACAGCTGGAGCATGAATTTTCAGATTTACTAGAAGTTCATCATTTCAGTGTAAAATGTGAAAAGGTGGAAGCATGAAATATACATACGATCATATTATAAAAATTTTAAAACAACGATTCGGTTGGACGAAGATACCACTGTATCAGTCAAAGGATAAAGAAAATGTATAAATATTTAGAAATACCAGGGTGGTTTAATATGCACGACGCATATATGAACATAGTAAAGTATGTAGATGATGGGCAAGATGTAGTTGAGATTGGTTGTTTTGCCGGTAGATCTACAAGATTTTTGTGTGACTCACTAAAATCTGTCGGAAAAAACAATGTCAAAGTTCATGTCATTGATACTTTTGAGGGCTCTGGAATGGAGCACGCAGAAGTAAATTGTAATACCATGTATGACGATTTCATGAGGAATTTAGACGATCATATACAATCGGGAATGGTTCAAGTAAACGTGAATAAGTCAGATAATCAAAATATCCTTGATTCTTTTGAGGATAAATCAGTAGCTGCCGTCATTGTAGATGGAGCCCACACTGTGGAAGTAGTGGAAGATGACGTCACAAATTGGTGGCCTAAAATAATCGAAGGTGGCATTATGGTCGGTGATGATATACGATTAGACTCTGTGCGACAGGGCGCTTTTAAAGCTTTTGAAAAACATGGAATTAAAGATGTGTCGATTATTATGGGAGAAGAAGGTTGGTTTGCAAAGATAAAACACTCGCAAGCAAATCAATTGGAGGGACAATTAAAGTTAATCCCAGGTCACAACTCTATGAGGTTAAATGGCTAGATGCCTATGAAATGGAATCGGGGTGGCAAACTCTTGAAGACGCACTCAAGATTACGCCCCCCGAAGTCACTTCTGTTGGCTACCTTCTTAAAGAAACGAAAGAATACATTATCTTGGCAGCAGATATTGGATCAGATAAAATGGATAACGACGTCGGGCGGGTGACCGTGATCCCCGGGCAGTGGGTCGTTGAGATAAAAATAATACTCTAAGTCAAGAAATTTATTTTAATTTTACTGTAGATATTGACTTGTAAACTTTGATATAATAAAAGTTCTCATGAAAAAATTTGAACTAAATCATCAATCTTTGACTCCTAGTGAACTTAGAAATTTCTATATAGCTTCATTACAAAATCAATTATCAATCGAAAGAGGCAAGGACAAGTGTCTCTGTGGCGAGGATGAGCCTGCAAAAAAAGAAAGAAAACAAGAATCTAATCTAGCTGTGGGCGGTTAATATTCGGCTCAATTAGAAAAGCTTTTTCTAGCATTGAGTCTACTTGACTGAGCATATTATCCCAATCATCTGCTAAATACCCACTTATATTCCCGTCGTTGAAAGTCACTAAGACTTTATCAACTGTATCTTTCAATACCGGATCGTACATTCGTTGTCTTTGGACAGCGAGGACGATTTTTGTTTTTATATCGTTCAACATATTGTTGTCCTATTTGTAAAAGCGGGAGATCGAAACAGGGTAAACACTCCCGCTCTTATGGATATTTATATAGTTTTTGTGGATAAAATGATACAAGAAAGTCAAGTAAATTTTTAAACCGAGGGGCATGAAAAGGATAGGAGATTTATACCCCTCGGTCGTTCTTGCGAGAGCAAGATAGATCTCATCCATCTGCTTGGGAGGTAGACTTTAGAGATATTACTGATTCTCGCTATCAGTAATCAAGAGGAGAGATCAACTATGAAAATAAGTCTTGTGCGGAGACTATGACCTCTCCTCCTCATTACTGAGGAGCAGCTATACTGCTTTTCTGTTTTCTTTCTTCCATTCTTTCTCAACTAACTGTGAAACAATACCTGAAATCTTTCTATCGGCTCCAGCTAATTCTTTCAATTTTGCGTGAGTTTCTACCCTCACAATAATAGATTTGTATTTAGTAGTATCTGTCATCATTTATCCCCTCTGACATAATCATCAACAATACTTAAAAAATCTTCGGCCTCTGTCTTCAACAAATAAAAATCTCTTTCTTTGTGTTCTTTCTTTAGTTGATAAAAGCCGGGCATCTCTGCCGCTGCTTCTATAGCCATAACAGCTTCCTCAATTTTTGCGTAAAGATCTGTAAGTTCAATTTGTTTTTCTAAAAAAAATGCTCCTGTTTTACTCATCGTTTGCCTTTCTATTTATATATGTAATAATATATAATATCTCCTACTAAATTGTCAAGCTATTTGGTAGCTCAAATTCTTCTACAATAGAATTTTTTGCAGCTATCATTAAAGGCTCTGTGGGTAGATTACAATCTTTATACCCTTGTTTAATAGTTAGAAAATACCCTTGAGAAGGAGGATAAATTCCATGCTTATCCACCATACTGTAAAACATTATTCTTTGTGGCAAAAACTTATTCATATCGTCATGCCATTTGTTGACATACTTTTTCGTGTAAAGATGAGGATATCCTTCGTAGACATCCAACGACTTTTCACAATCATCTGTGATTTCAAATAATGCCCCGGTCACATAACTATCTTTAGATTGTTGCACATCTGCAACACTTCTAAATACTAATTCATACCCAGGTAATGTGTATGTTTCTATAAACTTTGCTTTCGGACATCTAAACTTCATGTGCTCGTGATTCATGTTTGAACCATACGCAAAGTAATATTTTACTTCTTTTTCTTGCTTTCTATCAGCCATTCTTTTAACGTTTCTCCTAATGATTGTGAGGCTAAGTCAATCTTATTACGCAAACTATTTACGATATTTTCATCGACTGTCTTCTCACAAATTATATCTATATAGGTCACATTATTCTTTTGACCTATTCTGTGTGCTCTATCTTCTGATTGTATTCTTTTCTCTAAATCATAATTGTTTGAGAAATAAACAACAGTGCTAGCAGCTGTCAGTGTTAATCCATAGCCACCTGTTTGTTGATTAGCTATGAAAAATCGTACAGGACTTTTGTCATCCTGAAAATTCTTTACAATATCTTGCCTGTCTTGATCTTTAGTGTCTCCAAAGTAAGTGACCACAGTTTCTTCACCATACTTCTTTGACAATGTATCTCTGATATCAAATATGCTTTGCCTGTAATTTGCCCAGATAATAACTTTACCCTCTGTTTCTTCGAGGACATTGAGCAGTTCGTCCATACGATTGTTCTTCAAAGGAACGTTCGGTTGGCCGTCGTCCGTGGGCAGATAACCGCAAGTAATCTGATGAAGTCGAAGCAACATGGTCATGGTATTATTAACTGTTAGGGTCTGTCCTTCGAGCTGCGCAATAGCAAATGTCGCTAGATCATTATACGCTTTCTCCTGTTCTTTACTGAGTTCAATGTACCGGGGAGAATAAATCTTTGAAGGTAAGTCTAGACAATCCTCTTTCAATACTCGAAAAGAAAAGAATGCGAGCTTGCGAGATAGTTCATCTAAGTTTCTAAATCCTACAATGTGTGGGAAGGCATGAGTAGAAGTATGTCGCTTCACTTCAATAGCGTATCTCGCTTTGTAGGCGTAGTAAGAACTAAACCCTAGCAAGTCTTCATCAAGAAAAGAACATTGAGAATATAAATCCATAGGATTTTTAGTGACGGGAGACCCGGTCAATATTCTTCTATACTTAGCAAACCTAGATGCTTTAATAATATTTTTTGTGCGTCCTGCACTTTGCGTTTTGATTGTGGTGCTTTCATCCACAGCAAGTAAACTGTTTGTTGCATTTAAGTATCTAGATAAAAAATCTGCTGCAGGCTTACTCGATAACGCTTCGACGTTCATCAAGAAAATATCTAAGCCGTCAAAACTTTCAGATAACTTTTCAATATTTTTTTTATCTTCTTTCGTTCTAGAACTCGGAGCAACCCAAGTTGTAATTCTTGTCTTGATGTGCTCAGGTAAATGTGCAGGTATTTCTAATCTTTCCCAATTGCGATACACACCTTTCGGAGCTATCACTACAGCTGAATTAATTTTTCCTTGATCATAGAGCATAGCAATATTATCAATCAATACTTTTGATTTGCCTGTCCCCATTTCCATGAAGTATGCAAAATTTGTTTTGTCCCAACTACAACCTAATGCCTGTAATTGATGCGTAAACGGTGTCGTCTTAAAATTCGGATACATGTGTTTTAAACTTTCTAAGTTCTTTATATAGTATAACCTATAAAGTTGTCAAGTCTTTTGAAACACAAAAAGAAGTCATATGTAAATCAGGCGTAGCTATAGAAGAGTAAAGATCCTTAGCAGCTTCTCTACATTCTATTAGAGAATCAAAGGTATACTTGAATTGTTCTTCAACACAGGTCCGATCTAACGAAATTGTTTGATCATTTATACACATCCAAATTAACATAAAATATTTCATCATTGAAATATTATAGGAAATAATCTATAGATAATAGATATAATTATAGAATGTTAAAACACTTAGATTTATTTAGTGGTATAGGTGGATTTAGTTTAGGATTAGAATCTGCAGGCCTCGTTGAAACAGTCGCTTTCTGTGACTATGAAAAGTTTTGTCAACAGGTCTTAAAAAAACATTGGCCACAAGTTCCAATCTATGGTGACGTAAAGGAGCTAACACATGAACGACTCAAAGCAGATGGAATTAATCACATCGACATCATCACAGGAGGATATCCTTGCCAACCTTTCTCCGTCGCAGGTAGCCAAAAAGGTGAGCAAGATCCGAGACACGTCTGGCCAGAAATGTTTAGACTTATCCAAGAACTCAGGCCTTCTTTCGTCATTGGAGAAAATGTTAGTGGACACATTAAACTCGGTTTGGACACAGTGCTCGAGAACTTGGAGAGTGAAGGCTACACCGCAAGGACGTTTAGTATTTCAGCTGCTAGCATCGGTGCCAACCACAAAAGAGAACGAGTCTGGACCTTGGCCTACTCCAACGACAAAGGGATACGGGCACGCTTCGGAAGGTCAAACTATGATTATGAGAA